TCATCTCCCACCTGAAATGATCAGTTCTCCGGCGGTCCGGTTGGTGCTGGCCGAAACCGAATAGCGGGTCTCTACCGCCTCGATCTGAAAGCCCTTGAACACCTCCCGAACACCGGGGGTGTCGTTGAGGCTCATGATGAAGTGGCCTTTCAGCCCGGTCAGCAGATCAGCCAACCGTTCAAAGTCACCTCGCCCGAACACCCCCTCGCCGTAATAGCGCTCGCAGGCCCAGTAGGGCGGATCGAGATAGAACAGGGTGTCGGGCCGGTCGTAGCGCCGGACGAACTCGTCATAAGGCAGGCACTCGACGACCACCCCGGCCAGCCTCTCGTGGAGATCCTCAAGCAAGGGGACCACCTGGGTGATATTGAACCGGCTGCCGTTGGCCGGCGACACTCCGAACACCCTGCTGGCGACCTTGCCCCCAAACGCGGTCCGCTGGAGATAAAGGAACCGGGCGGCGCGCTGGATGTCGGTCAGCGTCGTCGGATCGACCGTCGATAGGCGCTCGAACTCCGCCCGGCTGGCCAGCCGAAAGCGGAGATAATCGGTGAAATAGGCGAAATGCTCTTGGATCACCCGGAAGAAGGTAAAGACGTCACGGGAGATGTCGTTGATCACCTCGGAGCGGGCCGCCAGCCGGCGGCGCAGGAAGACACCGCCCATGCCGACAAATGGCTCGGCGTAGCAGTGGTGAGGAACGGCATCGATCCGGGCAATGATCTCCCGAGCCAGCAGGCGTTTGCCGCCGACATAGGGGGCGGCCGGCAAAATCGGACGGACGGAAACAGGGTCAGGTTTGGTCACTTCGACGAATCCTCGGGCGCTCGCGGGCGCTCGGGTTCGGGGCTCGCGGCCCTCTGAATGCGATTGATCCCCCCACAACGGGGGCACTTGATCTCGATATCGAGCGGCCCGCCGGCTGTCTTGCACAACAGGCGGCCGCAGCCGCAGCGGATGGACTCCCGCATGACTGACCTTTACAACGGTCCCGCCTCCGCGCGGAGGTGGCGGGATGGCCGATCGTCGGCCGAGGTTGGTCATACGGGGATCCTTCCCGTGGTTCGGGGCGTTGGCGCGCCCCGTCCCCCGCCGGCCGGCGGGGGGATGGAAATCAACGGCACCGACCCTCGCCCTTGAGAGCATCGACGACCAGATCGGCATTGCGGCGTCCGTCGAACCCACTTCCGACATACGCATAGGCAATGATCTGGGTCTTTGACGGGCCGACCTGCGTCACGTCGACGACGGCCAGAGCCGCTGCCCCGGCCCATCCCGGCACCACATGTTCATATTTTGCCGCACTGCGCTCCGGGTTGATCAACAGCAAGGGCGCACCGCCACAATCAAATGCGTGACGCTGATAGTTGGTCAGGGCCGTATCGACCGGGATGTCGAGGGTCTCGGACCGATATCGGTAGGCATCGGTACGCAGGTCGGCCGGCGAGCGGGTCCAGAGGGCTTGGCATCCGCTCAACGTGATCAGGGCCAGTATGATGACGATTGGTCGCATGGCATCCTCCATCAATCGCCTCATGCTGCATCAGACTCCGACGGCCGACAATCGGATCTCACACCAACTGGCCGCGCACCTCGGCCGCCTGGGCGGCAAGGTCGGCCAAGGTGTCAAGGTCGACGGGTTGGGCCGCCCCGCCGGCCGCCTGGGCGGCGAGGATGGCGCGCAGCGGCCGCACCGACCGGGCGTCGATCTCGGAGAGGCGGGCGAGCAGCGGCGCGTTGAGTTCGGCGGCGCCCAAGGGTAGGGCGGGATCGGGCGTGTTGCCGGCGGCGACCCAGGCGCGGTAGGCCCGCCAGTCGCCGTTGGCATCGTCTTCGGGGATCACGGCGCCGTCGCTGCGCGCGACACTGCCGTCGGCCCGCAGGCGGTAGGTGAGGGTCTGGTCATCCATGGCTCAAAGCTCCGCGTTGGCGGCCCAGTGCGCCTGATAGCGCCGGCCGCTGACAAAAGTGTTGCTGGCGTTGGTGAGGTAGATGGCGCCCTTGCCGGCGACCACGCCGGGCGACCCCAGGTCGGCGGCGGTGTCCTCTTCCCGCCACAGGCCGGCGGCGCCCGTTCCGGGGCTGTAAATCGTCACGGTCGGCGTCGCCCGTTTGGGCACCGCAAAGCGCACCGCTCCGGCGGTCGGCTGCGCCGACGACCACGCGAAGGTGCGGTAGGCCCCGGCCAGCGTCGCCGTGCCGGGAACCACGCCGGGATCGTAGGAGGTCTCGAAATAACGCTGGCACCGGGAAAGCATCACCTCGGGCGGCAGGCGTTCGAACTCGCTTGCGGTCGTGCCGGCTTCGATCTGCACGTCGGTGATCTCGACCCAGTCCGCCGCCCCCGAGGTCCCGGTGAAGGTGGGAGAGATCCACATCGCCAGTTCCTGCTTGTCAGCGGGCACGGCGAAGGTCGCGCTGTATCGCGCCCAACCGGTCGTGATCGCGGGCGACGACCAGAGGTCGAGGATGCCGGTCCAGCCGGAGCCTTGCAGCGCCGCCATCCCTTCGTCGATCCCGCTGCCCATCCGCAGCGCGAACGACAAGGCGCCCGAGTAATTGGCGCCGGCTCGCGCCTGGACGGACACGGTGACCGACTTTCCTTGCGCGGCGACCGCGACCGCGCTTTCGACGATCTGAGAAAGGACCGATACGGTGCTTCCGGTCGTTCCGGCGGCTCGCTGGATGCGCAGGGTGGTCGGGCTGCCGGCGAGGCCCGAAGCCTGACGGCTTGCGGTGATGCCGACGGGACCGGTCAGGTACCAGCGATCGGCGGTGTAAAGGCCGGTCACGAAGCTGGTGCCGCGCTGCCACACGCTCATGTCGCCGTTGATCAGCAGGTTGCGATACGAGCTGGCCGCCGTGACCTGCAACTGCTCGTCGCCCCCGGAATTGAGGACCTTGAGCACCACGCCCGCCCCGGCGGTGAGGGCGCTGTTCAGCGGCCCGGCGGTGGTGTCGGTGGCGCTGACCTTGACGTTGCCATCGGCGGCGGCGCCCCGCTGGCTGTACCACGCCGTCCCATCGGTCACCAGGCGGACGCCCTGTCCCTTGGCGAGCGTCGGGCTCACCACGCCATCGACCGTGGCATTGATCGTCACCAACCCGACACCCCGATTGGTGAGATCGCACCACCATCCATGCGGCTGCCCTGCCGGCAGTGACACGGCTACGGCCGTGGCGCTGGCGATCGTCACCAGCTTCCCGCGATCGGTGGTGGCGATCGCATATGCCCCGGTCTGCGGATTGACGCCCATCGTCGTCCGCATCGTGCCCGCCCCGTCATCCTCGATCCCGGCCCCCAGCAGACGGGGGCCGCGCATCAACTCGCGCCAGCCCGCCCCCGACCGCTCCAACAACAGCCACATGTCCGTGTTGGCCAGGGTGTAGGCGGCGCCGCCGGCCAGACTGATTTGCCCGGCGCCGCCGGCAAGGTGCTGCACCTGGATCTGCCGCCCGGTCGCCGCCGGCCGGATCAACAGCCAGCGGCCGTCGGGCAGGTTGGTCGTGACGATGCGGGCGAGGGTATCGGTGGTGGCCAGGGCCTCGGTATCGACGGTGGCGGCGCCACGGGTCGGGGCGATGGCATCGGCGGCAATGGTCAGGGCTTCGGCGCCCTGCACCCCGAGCAACTGAGCGATGAGATCATATAGGCCGCCAAGCGCCGCCATATGCTGCGCCCAGGACGGGACCGGAGACAGGGATGCGATTGGAGTGCGCGAGGGCAGGTCGGTCATAGATCCTCCTTCAAGCAGGGACGCCGACCACGTCGGCGTCGATCAGGGCGGCGGCCGGCGCACCGGCGGCGTCGTAGGCGTAGATCAGTGGGCCGGCGGCCGATTTGTCGGCGACCACCACGCGGATGGCGGGGTATCCGTCCGCCTGTTGCAAAGTGAGTCCGACGCGCACGACCTCGGCCAGAGACCGGGACAGCGGCAGCCGGGCGCCGCCGGGGGGGATGGCCAGATCCTCGATGTGCAGGGTGACCACCTCGGCGTCGATCGCCGCGACCAGACGGTCGAAGCGTGCGGCCACGGCGCCACCGGCCGCGGCGACGCGGATCCCGATGGTCTCGCCCGCATCGACCAGCACCGGGCCGAGGTAGGCGATCCAGTCGGGCGTGCCGACCACCGGCGCGCCCGCGTCGTCGGTCAGCGGCGCGAAGGGGTCGAGCCACAGGGCGCCGACCCCGACACGGCGATACAGGATGGCGAGATCGGTGCCGGCCGCCGTCCAATCGAGGGTCAGCGCACCCCGGCGTGCCGTCAGGATCGACGCCGTGTAAACCATCGCCTGATAGGTCGAGATCAGCGCCGCGTAGGGGTCACTGAACAGCGGCTGCCTTGCGTCGGTCCACATCGCCTCGGCCGCCGCCGCGACCAGGGCGCCGCCCGCCGCGAGCCCGCCCGCCACCTCGCCGGGCCAGCCCTGGGCGCCGAGGTCGTGGGAGTCGATCACCCGGGTGGTGACCACGTCGCCCAACTGCACCAGCGCGCTGGCCATGCCGACACTCTCGTTGCCGGAGGTGTCCACCGCCCGCACCATGATCGTGTAGGTCCGCGCGGCGAAGGCCGCGACCTCGATCTGCCCGACCGTGTCGAGGCCGGGCCAGGCATCGGCCGCCCCGGGCCAGGCGTCGGAGATGCCGAGGCGTTGCCGCCACCGCCAGCCGGCATGGTCGATCGCCCGATCGCCCACCACGCGATAGCGCATCGCGCCGCCGGGCAGCCGTTCAACATAAAGCGCGGTGGGGCTCGGCGGCGGGCTCGACTTGCCGACCACCACATGCCCCTCGACACTCCGCCACTCCCCGGCGAGCCCGCCATCGGTCACCGGCCGCCAGCGGATGTCGTAGGCCGCGCCCTCGGCCACGTCGTCGATCACCAGACGGGTGCCATAGGGTTGAGCGGGCCGTGGCGCCCAGGTCAGGGCACCGGCCAGACGCACCGCCAGATCGTAGTGCGTCGGCACGAGACCGGTCCCATCCGGCGGGGCCAGGGCAATCACGATGCGCGGGATCGGGGCGCCAGCCGAGGATACCGCCATCACACTCTCGTCCGACGTGATGGAGACCATCGGCACCGCCGCCGGCGCCGGCCGGCTGAGCCCTGGGCGCGGTGTCATGATCACCGACCGGTCGGGGATCGGGCCATCGTCGGCGGCGACGATCTCGGGTGCCGCGTCCAGCAGCGTCAGCATCGCGCCCATGTCGGCCTCGGGCGTGATGCGCGACACGATCGCCGCCAACCCGACCTGCCCCAGCACGCCGAACTGCAGGTAATCGTCCTCCATCGGCTCGTAGGCGATCGCCAGCGGCGCCGCGAAGGTCAGGGTGTCGGTCTCGCCGGGCTGGCAGATCACCTCGACCGTGTCGGTCACCCGGATCCCGCTGCCGCGCCGGCGCAGGCGCACGCCATAGCGCACCCCGGCCTCCATCGTCGCTTGGTCGTCGATGCGCACCGCCACCACCCGCCCGGCGTCGTTGCGCAGCACCTCGACCACGAAGGCGTCGACCAGGCCGGCGAGGATCACCGGATGCTGCACCTCGACGAGGTCGCCCTCCTCGTAATCGAGCTGGGCGATGTTCGTGTGGGTCTCGTAGGTCGTGGGGCGATGGATCGCGCAGGCATAATGATAGCGGCCCAGCCGGTACGTCTGGGCGTGCCGGGTCACGCCGACGGTCTCCAGCACCTCCCACCGGGTCGCGGTTGACGCGTCGTAGCCCGGCGCGAGGTAGTAGACTTCGTCCACCTTGTAGTCGTTGGTCTCGTCCTCGAAGCGGACCCTCAGGCCGTGCGGCAGGTCGGTGTAGACCTCGCGTTCGCGAAACCCCCAACTGATCGCCGGGCCGATGCATTGTGTGGGCGCCGCCTGAACCACGTCGCGGACCACGCCGAGCTTACCCTCGGGCGCGGCGAGGCGAGCCCGACCAGCGGCGCAGATGTCGAGCAGCACCTGGCGCAGCGTCACGTCCTGCTCGTACACCACGTCGAAGCACCATTTGGCGGCGCCCCCGGAATCGAGGGTCGCGCATTCGGCGCGCCAATCGGCAAGGCTCGGCAGATGCAGCTCGTCGTAAGCGCAGGGCTCGGCCGACCAGCGGGTCAGCGCGTCGATGAACCAGTCAGCCGGGTTGCGGGTCAGCGCCCACACCCAGCCACCGGCCCCGTCCGGCACCTTGGCGTAGGCCTCGGCGAGGCAGCTCACCTGATCGAGCACGCCGCTGGTCTCCTCGCCCGCCTCAACACGCAGCACGGCCCGCGCCACGCCGGTAACCGTGATTGAGTCGCGATAGGTAATGGTCGACAGGCTGACCCATTGGCAGGTGTCGATCACGCTGTTGCTGGTGGCGTCGGGCGTAACCCGACGCATGCGGGTGTCGTACTGGCCCCCCGCCGCCTTGGACCGCAGGCTGCGCAGCACCGTGGTGCCGATCACTTTGTCGGTGATCGTCGTCGATCCGTCGACCAACACCACCGGTACCCAGGCGTCGCTGCCGGCCGGGGCGTATTGCAGCTCCAGTTCAACGCTCGCCGCCTCGCGCGACGATTCGCCCGACACCCTCGCCAGCCCGCGCGGGAAGCAAACCTCCCAGACCAGTTCGTCGGCCGCCGCCGCCGAGCGGCGCTGAAACCATCCGGCTTCGGCGGTGAGGGAGATGGTGTACCCCTCGGTGTGCCGGTCGTTGGCGTAAAGGGTGATCGGCCCGTCGTCCTCCCAGCCCTCGCGCACCTCCAACTCGACGCCCTTGATATCGTCGAGCGGGGTGTCACCGACCCGCCAGTCGCTGAGCTTCAGCGGCCCTTCAGCGATCAACAGCGGGATCCGGACATAGGTCTTGTCGCCGACCACCTCGCGCCACATCTCGCCCCACAGGTCGGGGGAGACGCGCCGCCGCCCCATCACCTTGCGGATCGTCTGCCACGGCCGCGCGCCGTTGCGAGTGCCGGTCAGCGTGTAGCGGGTGGCGTCGGCCGACCCCGCCTGATACTCGCTGACCGCATCGCGGGCCGGCGGGATCAGGGCGTTGATCGCTAGGCTGCCCAGCATCGTCACCGCCGCCCCGGCGAGGCCGGCCACCAGTTGGCCGGCGAATGACAGGGTGGCGATACCGTTCGCCCCTACCGTCGTGGCCCAAGCCATCCCGGACTCGGCGAGCCAACTACCCACCCCCCAGGTCACCGCCGCCGCCGCGACCACGACCGCCAGGGTAAGGACGGTGCGCAACGGGTTCTTGCCGCCCCCGCCGCCCCCGCCGCCAGCCGGGCGCACGGTGGCGACGATCACCATCCCGGCCTTTGGCCTGACTCGCGCCCACAGCTCGCGCGGCACGACCACCGCCGTGTCGGGCCGCCGCGGATCGACCAGATGGATGATGCCGTATCGTGCCAGCGCCGGATCGGCGCCGGCGATCGCCAGCATGTCGGCGATCGACCCGCCGGCCGGCAGCGCCGCGTCGATCACCGGCGGCAAGGCCGGTGCCGGGCAGGCGATCAGCCGGGCCGTGGGCAGATCGATCGTCATGACGATCCGCCAATGTCGTGGTGCCAGCGCCAGACCGACCCGGCCAACAGGCGGGCGCGGAAGGCGTCGCGGTCCAGCCGCCCAAGCACCGACCGGGTGCCGCGCTGGGCGTGCAGCACGCGATGCCCTCCCACCGCCACCCCGACGTGGGCGAGGTCGCCGGCCGACGGCAGCAACAGCAGGTCGTAGACCTCGATCAGCCCCAGCGCCCGCCGAACATATGCATCATCCGTCTCCGCGGCGGCGCGGGACGCGATGCGGCGAAAGCCCGCACCCTCGGCCTCGCGCCGGATCAGCGTGGACAGCCACGCCACGTCGGTGGTGTCGGGATAGCAATCGTCGTAGGAGGGCAGCACGATACCACGCCGCTCCTGGTAGACCAGCCGCGCCAGACCCCAGCAATCGACCCCGGATCGATCACGGCCACGATCCGCAAATGGGATGCCGACATAACCGCCGGCCCAGGGCTCCAGCGTGCTCACGCGAAGATGCCCGGCACGGTGGCCGGCGTGATCCGCCGCCCGGCCACCAGGTCGAGCACCCGCCGCACCCCGAATTCGCAAGTGACGCTGCCATCCCCCGCGTCGCGGTTTGACATCTGGACGACGTAGGGTCCGCGCTCGACCAGGTCGGGGTTCAGCGCGCTGACCACCTCGACGATGATCTTGGGGGCGGGCCGCAGGCCGCGCAGCTTGGCCGAGATCGTGCCCTCGGGGTCGTGGATGGTCACCGCCATCTTGCCCGGCTGCTCGGGATCGTCGCCGGGGAAAGTGTACTCGAACGGGAAGTCGAGATAGTGCTCGTCCCGCGAGGTGACGACGTGGTCGGCGTCGGTGACCCGGATCGGCGTGGTGAAGCTGGCGTGTGGGATGGTGACCAGCAGGTACCACTCGACGTCCGAGTTGGGGGCGAGCGCCGCGGCGCGGCCGGCGGGTGACAGGCGGGGCATCAGGCGGTCCTTAGCAACGTGAACGCCACCCGCCATTCGCCGCCCGACTTCTGGATGTCGGGCTGCTGATCAGGGTGGAACATGAACAGGATCAGCGCCCCACCGTGGGCCGGGCTCGCATAGTCGAACGCCAGGGCGCCGCCGGCCGTGCTGTCATAGTAGAACTCAAAAAATTGGTCCTTTTGCGCCTCGGTCATCATCATCACCTGCGCCATCGGCTCCAGCCGGGCGGACGATTTACGCCGCACCAACGGCCGGCCACGGTCGGTCGGGGTCGAGACCACCTGCTTGGCGAGCTTGAGCGAGAACCCCTCCTTCAGCGCCACGTCGGGCAGGGCGGCCGGCCAGGTCAACGCCATCAGGACACCCGTCGCCGGGGCGTCGCGACGCCGCGGTCCCGCAACGCGGTGTCGGCGTCGCCGCTGCTGATGATGTCCTTGACCAGCGGCGTCAGCACCAGGCGCAGTGCCCGCTGATCCATCCCGCCCGGCCCGCTGTTGGACTTGGCGCCCTCCTGCACCTGGGCCTTCACCGGCGTGCTGGTCTGGTTGACCACCTCCAGGTTGACGGCGACCTGCGCCGGCGGCACCACCACCGGCGCCGCCGCCTGTGCGATCCGACCGGCGTTGCGGACGTGCCGGGGATTGTCCTCGGTCAACACCTCCTCACCGTCGAGCGCGATAATCGCCCGTTCACGCCCGACCAAGCCGCCGCTGTGGTAGCGGTCGGCGCCGCGCCATGCCTCGGCCGAGACCTGCCGGGTACCGAGCCCACCCGACCCGACCACCCCGCCGCCATGCGCCATCGCGTGATTGCCGGTGTCGGCCACCGGGGTGGCCAGGGTGCCGGTGCGCACGGTCGGCCCGAACAGGCTGTCCCATAGCGATCCGCCCAGCACCGAGCTGATCATCCCTTCCATGGGCTTGTAGACGGCCAACCGGTAGAAGGCCCGGAGCGCCGCCTCTTCCAGGGTCGAAAAGAGGTCGCTGACCGCAATCTTGCCGGTCTTCGCCCAGTTGACCCAGGAGTCCTCTCCCGCCTTGAGGCTTGCGCTGGTGAACTCCTCGGCCTGTTTGGCCGCGTTGCCGGCGTCATCGGCGTAATCCTGCAACGCCCGGCTGACGCCGTCCCCCCACTCGCGCGACGATTCAAGGCGACGGCGGCCCGCGTCGCGGCGCTGGCGGTCGATCTCCTCCTCGGTGACCCCCAGGGCCAGCAGCTTGTCGCGCAGCCGGTCCAGCTCGGCGATCTCCTGCTCGTAGGTCAGGCGGGGGCTCATTGCCACGGCGCGGCCCCACTCTTCCTGCGCCTGCTGGGCGGCGAGCTGGCGGCGCGACAGATCGTCGTAGGCGGCTACCAGCCCGTCGACGTCCTTCACGCCGGCCGCCTCCAGCGCGTTGCGGTAGGCGGCTGTCTGCGCCGTCACCTGGTTGGCGCGCGCCGCCTCGGCCTGGGCCGCCGTGCCCTGCCGCACCGCCGCCGCCACCCGCTCCTCGCCATCGACCTGCTGGCGGTACTGGGCCAGTTGCCCGGCCATGTCCACCCCGGCCGAGGCCGCCCGCTGCCCCAGCAACTGCCGGGTTCGCGCCGCCACGTCCACCGCCGGGTTGGTCCGCGCCTCCTCACGCGCGTCGTTGGCGGCCCGCTGGCGCAGGGCGGCCACGTCGCCCTCACCCAGCGCCCGCACCAGGTCACGGGCGGCGGCGATCTGCGCCCTGGTGGCGTCGGTCGCGTCCCGGGCCGCCGCGGCGCGTCCGGCGTCGACCTCGCGCAGTGCGGCCTTGATCCGCCGTTCACGCTCCCCGGGTTCGACGACCTGGCCGGCCAGCTCGATCTCCACGCGGCGCACCGCCAAGTAGCGGTCGCGTGCCGCGGCATCCATCCCGGCGGCGTTGGCCGATGCCTGGGCCAGAGCCAGCGATTTCTGCCCCTCGGACATGTAGGACCGCTCGGCTTCGGTTAGCGCCGCAAGGCCGGCTTTCAGGTCGGCGTAGGACTTGGTCTGGGCGTCGGTCCAGGGGCCGACCTGCGACTCAAGCCCCCCGATCCCCGCCTCATAGAGCGATCGGCGATTGCGCAGCTCGGCAAGCCCGCCCAGAGGGTCGATCGTCTGCCGATAGTTGAGGCCGGCGTTGTACGCCGCATCCGACCCCGCCGCCTGGTTGGCCCGGGCCATCGCCTGCGCCTGCTCCGCCGCCCGGCGCTGCAAGGCGTCGGAGAGCTTGCGCCGGTACGTGGCATCGTCTGGATATTGGTCGGAGAGGGACCGCCATGTCGTCACCTCTTGCTCGGCGGTTGGCTGGGCCCCGCTGAACGTCGCTCCCAGCCGGTCGAGGGAATCCCCCAGACCCGCCTTGATCCCGGACCAGAGGCGCGACCAGAAGGACAGCTTGTCAGCGCTGCCCTCGGCGGCTCGGCCGATCTTGGCCAGCACCTCCGCCTGCGCGTCGCCCATCTGCCCGCCCTCGGCCAGCGAGTGCACATACTCTCGCTCGGCGACGGTGACGTTGTGATAGCGCCGCTGCAACTCGTCGAGCGCCTTGAGCGGGTCGCTCGCCAGACGGGTGAGGTCGACCGCCGCCGCGTCGGCGTCGGTGCCGATCTCCGCCCCCCAATCCTTGGAGATGGACAGAACCAACCCCAGCGCCCTCTGCGACGCGATGCCGGCGTTGATCGCCGCCGTCGCCATGTCGCGCAGCCCGGCCGCCCCCTGGCTGGTGGCGGCGCCCACTGCCGACGCCATGTCCCGCACCTGGTCCCGGGTCACGCCGGCGGCGCCACCCGTCGATTTGATCGCCCGCTCCAGGTCGCGCTGTGACGAGGCGTACGATGACACCACCCAGGCGGCGGCAGCGAGGCCGGCAGCCAACGCAGCGACCCCGGTGACCACCGTGGCCACAGATCCCCCCATGAGCCGCAGGCCATAGATCACGTCGGGCAACGGGCTGGCCATCATCGCGAGGTCGCCCTTCGTGGCGACCGCCACATTGCCGATGTTGATCAGGTTGCTGGTGACGATCCGGCTGGCCATGGACATCTGGCCGGCAGAGACCTCGGCCGCTTTACCGCTGGCTTGATGGGCTGCGGCCACTTGACCGGCGCTCTGGCTGACTTGCGTGGCGGCGGTGGCGGCCACCTCCGAGGTGTTGCGGACAATTTGCCCGAATCGCTCACCTTCGCGGGCGGAGGTCTCGGCGGCGACACCCGTATCCCGCAGCACCTGAACCACCCGCGCGCCACCCGACGCGGCGTTGGTGGCGGCGGTGGTCGCGGCGACGTGCGCGGCGCTTACGCTGTTGGTCGCTTGCGCCGCCTCGGCCGCGGCCGCCCCCGTGTCACGCAACACCTGGACGACACGACCGCCGCCCTCGGTCGCCCGGGCGCCGCTCTCGGCGGCGGTGGCGCCGATGCCGTCGATCGCCTGCGAGACGGTGCGCGCCGCCCCGACCACCTCGGCGGTGCCGTCGGCCCGGATGCGGATGGCGAGGTTCAGGTCATTCGCCATCGCGCTCCCGCTCCTCCGCCCAGGCGGCCAGCGCCTCGCTCTCCATCGCCCGCAGATCCTCAAGCAGGTCGGGTGTCATCGGGGTTCCCAGGATCTGGGCGACGCCGATGACCGCCGGGTAATCCAGGCCGGTCGCCATGCCGGCCAGACCAGCGCGGCGCCATTGCGTCGCGCACGCCAGCCACAGCTCGACAACCTGCCAGCATTCCGGCCAGACCACCGTTTCATCGGCGCCCTCGTCCTCGTCCACGTCGAAGTCGATCCCGAAAAAGGCCGCGGCCTCCGTCGCCTCGGCCTTGCCGCCGGCGCGCCCGGTCGCCCAGGCGCGGGCGGCCTGCCTCAGTTTCCCTTTCGCGCTTCCCCCGACACCGCGTCGAAATAGGCGGTGATCACCGCGCGGCGGACGTACGGAACGGCAAGGATCTTGTCCCGCCACACGTCGGAGTACGGGATCTCATCGCCACCCTCGCCGCCGACACCCGACCAGCCGATCAGCACGTCGCGCAGGATCGCGAGGTCGCTGCTCTCGTCGCCCCCGCGCGCCGCGGCGACGTGCGCGGCCACCTGCTCGGGCGACAGGACACGGAACTCGGCCTCGATCTCCCGCACCTCCTTGCGCCCGCCGTCGACCGGAACGTGGATCCGCACCGGCCATTTGAACGATTCGACCTGCCGAAAAACGAACATGCAGCACCTCTTGAAACCGGGTTGAAACAGGGATCAGCGGATGGTGAGAACCAGCTCGTCGTTGCCGGCGGGCGTGGGCAGGAAGGTCAGGTTGCACTGGCACATCACGATGCCCTCGTCCTCGATCTCCTTGGGCTCGGTGAGCTGGACGCGCGGGCCGCCGATCTCGACGATGTTGCCGGCGGCCGTGCCGTGCTGAAGCGCCAGGGCCAGGGTCTGCGGGCTGCCGTCGGCGGCGGGCAGCGCCTTCGCCTCGACATCCAGATCGCCCAAATCGGGCCACTCGAACGTGGCGGTGGCGGTGACCGCGCGGTCCGAGATGGCGACCTCCGCCCGGTTGACCAGGTCGCGATGCCCCACGGTGTTGCCCAGGTTGATGTCGAGCGCCTTCAGCGCCAGCGCGACACCACCCAGGGTGAAGACCGGGGTGTTGGTCTTGCTGACCGGCAGGCCGTTGCGATAGCCGGTGTAAGCCGCCGCCGGCGGCGCCTGGGTGGCGGGCGGCGCGTAAAGGCCGGCAATGTCGAATTTCAGGGTCGGCGTCGCCTTGGCGGCGATCGAGATCCCCACCGTGCCGCGGCTGCCCAGCATCTTGCGCAGCTTGCCGCTCTTGAAAAAGTACAAGCTCACCGACTCGAAGCCGTCGCTGACCGGGGTGTAGACCACCGAGGTACCGGCGGTGACCACCTCGGCCAGCCCGCAGGCGCGCAGCAGGTCGGCGTAGCCCGGCACCGTGCCCGCCGCCCCAGATCCGGCCAAGTCCACCTCGAACTGCGTCTTGCGATGCACGCCGACGTGGGATTTTTCGCCGGCGCCGAGGAAGGGACGCATCCTCGGCCGGTCCTCGGTGCCCCCCTCGATCACCGACAAGGTGGCGTTGCGGATCAGCACCGCGGCGGCACCGGTCGGCACCGCGTCGGTGCCGTAGGTGGCCTCGCGCTTCGCCAGGATGAAGGTGTTGCGCCATCTCAGCATGGGATCACTCCTTGCCCTTGGGGGCCTTGGGGGCGGCCGGCTCGGTCACCTCGGCCGGCGCGGCGGGCACGGCGGGCACGGCCGGTGCGGTCGGCTCCTCGATCCGGGTGAGGCTGCCGTCGGGGTTGCGGCGGTACGATCCGCCAGCGCTCGGGGTCTCGGGCATCAGGGGGCTCCGACATGGGTGTGGGTGGTCGTAAACTGCTCGGTCCACCAGACGACCCCGTCGACCATCGCGTCGAGGCCCGCCCGGTCGAACGACAAAGGCTCGTGCGTCTCGTCCGGCTGCCACCCCACCAGAAGCGCCCGCAGCCACCGCGACAGCTGATCAAGATCCGCGACCTTGCGCGCCCCCAGGGCGTCGCCGTGACGGCGCAGCGCCAACGTCACCCCGACCGCCTCGGTGATCACCTGCCGATGGGTGTTGATCATCGTGTTGGGGGCGCCGGTGGCCGCGACCGGCCAGATGTAGGCGGCGGGCATCTTGGCCGGTGGCGCCTTCAGGGCGGCGGCAAGATCGAGGCCAGTGCCGATCGTCAGGATCTGGCAGCCCGGCGCACCCATGATCCTGGTTGCGATCAGGTCAAGCATCGGCGGCCCCCGTCAGGTGGTCCCCGACGATGGCGAGCATCTCGGCACGATCTGCCGCATCAGCCCCCAGGTAGGGCCGCGCCGGCATGGTGATCGTGTACTCGGGCACCGCGTGCCAGGTCTCCAGCGTCGCGCGAGATCGCCGGACGAAGGGCGCGCCCTCGCCCGACCGCACCGCGTCGAGATTGCGATAGATCGGCCGACTCTGGGCGTAGCGTGTGATCGTGCCGCCAAACTGGTGGATGGCGGCGTAGGGCACGTTGGTGCCGACCTCGACACTCTGGTCGGCCGCGACGTGCGTAATCGAGCCGACCAGCCTGCGCTTGTGAGCCAGCGTCCTACCGCCCGTCCGTATCGCCCGACGGCTCGGCCGCCAGGGTGTGCCGTCCGGTCCCGCCTCAAGCCCGAACCGATGCCGGGTCGAATCGACAAGGGACGCGCCGATCGCGTCCATGGCCGGGTAAAGGTCGGCCGCGCGATCAGCCAGCCGGGCGAGCGCGGCCTGCACCTCCGTCGTGTCGGCGCTGATGCGGTAGCCGGCGCCGCTCATCACCAGGCATCCAGCCGGTCGACGCCCGGACCTTGCCGACCACCCTCGAACAGCACCTGGCTGTCCGAGGTCTCGGCGGCCGGCGAGGTCTGGCCGCCCACCTGAAGCACGAGACGCCCGCCCGCGACATCGCGCAGTTGGCGCATCGCCTCGTCATAGGCGCGGGTCACCGCGTCCGGCGGGCTGTCCTTGTGCAGACGATGCCGCGCGATGTCGCAGGCCCACCCCCGCACGATCCCGGGCACGCTGGCGAGCGGCACCTGATGCCGTGCCGCCAGATACCCGTCGATCACCTCGCTCGCATCGGCCAAAGCCGCGTCGACCACGGCAGCGTCGATAACCCCGTCGCTGTCGCGGTCGGCGAGTGCAAGCAGCTCGTCGAGGGAGTAGCGGGCCAGGAGGTCGTCAAGCGTCGCGTAGCTCACGACGCGATGCCTCCCTTGCCACGCCGGGTCTTGCCGGTGTTGTCATCGCCGCCGGGCGGCGGCGCGGGATCGGGCACGGTGACTCGCTCGACCACCAGCATCGGCTCGGCGACGATCGCGCCGATCTGGTCGTCGGTCAGGCTGTCGACGGGGTGGTCCACCGGCTGCGCCGGGTGGGCGATGCCGCCCCGCCGGAAGCCGTCGCGCCGGGCGGTGATGCGCAGGATCTCCATCGTTGCCCCCTTAGGCCAGCCACGCGGTGTCGAGCACCTCGACCAGGTCGCGGTTGATGTTGGTGGTGCCGCCGACGGTCTCCGCCTTGACCAGGGTCAGCGCCTGGGCGCGCAGGGCGGGCGGGACCAGCAGGTGGGTCGGCTTCACACCGAGGGGGTCGCCGTTGTCGGCCTTGACCGACGACATGGCGGCGATCGCCGCGTTGAGGTTGTCGGCGGTGAGGTCGGCCTTGGAGGCGTAGGCCAATTGCCACAGGCCGTAGCCCACGTTGAGGCGGCAATCGACCCCGTAGCGGAAGACGCCCTGGCTGAACACCGCCTCGTCGGTGATGGCGTCCATCGCGGTGAAGGTGTAGTCGCGGCGCTTTTGCAGGATGAAGGGCCGCTGCGCCCGCGACAGGTCGAGCAGGTACCAGGGCGTGCCCGTGCCCGCCTGATAGTTCGAGACGCTGTCGCCCCCCACCGGGTGATCAGTGTCGAAGAAGTACTGGCCGTCGTAGCACAGACCGGTGAAGCCGGCCTTGATCAGCGCGAACAGCAGCTTATCGGGGTGGGTCTTGGCGTCCTGGCCCAGCTGCTGGATCACCGGCCGATAGACGCCCAGCTTGTCGTCTTCGATGTGCTCGCGTTTCACCGCGATCGTATTCTCGAAGGTCTTGTTGCGGATGCTGAAGTCGTGGGTGGCCAGGTTCTGCAGCACACGGTCGCCGACCCACTCCCTGAATCCGGTGCTGGAGCCCAGCCAGGCGTACTCTTCGGAGGTCGTCGTGGACGGGACCTCCATCACGATCTTGCCGTAGACGCTGGCCGCGCCGGCGAAGGCTTGGTTGAAGATGGTGTTGAAGCCGGTGAAGGCGGCCGACAAAGACGTGCGGTTGATCAGCATTTGGGGCTCCTCAGATCTCGACCCAGACGCCGGCGGCGTCCACGTCCCACACCTTGCCGGCGGCCGACCGGGTGTTGGAGGCGCTGGTCTTGGCGACGGTCTGGTCGTCGACGATGTAGGCGGTGGCGCCGATGTCGCTCTTGGCCAGCGCGTCGCCGGCGGCCGAGTTGGCGTAGCGGAACACGCCGCGATCCACGGCCACGCTCTGGGCGCCGTTGGCGCCCCCGGTGTTGTCCACCTGCTCGGCGGCGCGGCCGAGGGCGACCAGATTGGTCTTGGTGCTGCCCGGCGCGGCGTAGCCGCCGTCGAGCACCACCAGGGCGCCGGCGTAGATCTTGGCGTTGGCGGCGACCGGCAAGGCCCGGGTCTTGGGCCGGTTGAGTTCAGGGGTGTCGCGATCGGCGGTCAGCGCGGCCATGCTACTTGCCCTCCTTGGCGGTCTTGGCGGCGGCGTACTGGTCGGCGGTCAGGCCGAGCTGGCTGGCGACCGCCACCTCCTCGGCGCTGAGCTGCTCACCGGTGGCGGCGGCGGGCGGCGTCGCCGGCAACTGGCCGGCGGTGGCGACCAGCACCGGAGCGGCCGAGACGTAGGATTTGAACGCCGTCAGATCCTGGCTGGCATAGGCGGTGGCCCAGGCCTGCATCGCCGGGGTGACCTTGCCGGCCTTGACCGCCTCATCCACCGCCCGCGTCGCCTCGGTCTGCTGGGTCTGGCCCTGCAGCGCCGCGAGCTGGCTGGCGACGGCGGTGTGCACCCCCATCGGCACGTACTGGGTCAGGTCGACCGTGGTCCCCGCCGCCGCCTGGGTGGCCAGCGCTTGGGCGGCGGTGGCGATCGTGGGCAGGGTGGCGGCAGCGGGGTCGAGCTTCATCGCGCCGGCCAGCGCCGCGACGGTGGCCTGGGCGGCGCTGGCGATGGCGGCGGGGGGCGTGGTATCGGGCAGGCCGAGGATCTTGGTCACCGCCTTGGCGCCGTCGGCCAGGGCCTGGGCGTGGGCGGCGACGGTGGCGGGGGGCGTGTCGGCCGCGAGGCCGAGTGCCTTGAGCAGCTCGGGGTCCATGGGGTCTCCTTGAGACGCGAGGGCGGGAAGGTCGAAGTTGGGGGTGTTGGTCAATCCGCCGCCGACCAGGCGCAGCACCGGGCCGGTCGAATCCTTGCCGGCGCCGATCCAGGCCGGACTGAAGTAGCGGTATTCCCGGCTGGAGAGGTGGGCGGCGGCGGTATTGGTCCACTCGACCCGGCCGTAGATCCCGTCGGCGCGCGCCTCAAGATCCTTGATCCAGCCGCTGGCCGGCGCCGGCTGGCCGTTGGCCGCCGAGCGCTGGGTCTGGTGGTCATAATCGACGGGGAGGTCGGCACCTTGCTGGTAGGCGGCCGTCGCGGCGACCACCTGGGCGCCGTGCGCCTGGTCGCGCAGGATGTAGGGACCGCGTCCGTCGCGGCCCTTGATCACGCCGTAAGGCATCACCTTGATCCACTCGGCGCCGAGGGTCACCTCGGCGCCGGCGGTGGCGATGACGATACGGTTCTCGGGATCGGGCTTGGGCACGGGTCCGGGTCCATCGGTGGCGATGGACGGACCCTAGCGGGCGGTGGCGCCGTGCGATGCCCGGAAGCGGTTCCGGGTGGCCTATTTTGAGGGGGGGGCGGTGGGGTCCGACGATAGACCCTGATCCTCGCGCCGTCCACCGCCTCCGATCCGCCTACGGGCCTTCAAACGGGCTTTTAAAAACTTCAGGGCTGGCATCGGCCAGCCAGCCGGCAAGGCCCGTCAGCGGGGCTTAAATCGGTTTTCTGGACTTCCTGCCAGGACAGCGTGATAATAGTTGGCACCGGGAAGCAGGCGGTCCACCCGCCCTCCACTCCTTCCCGGCTTGGGGCTCGGCCGGTGGACGGCGCGAGCCCTCACTTTTCCGGCCGCCGATAAGCGAGGACGCCTGCGCGCTGGTTGGCCAGATTGTTGGCTGTCGGCGAGAAGGCTGTTACCCCCTCCCATCCATCCGGCCCCACCCGAAACGTCAGCAGGGTCGGCGTGCCCTTGCCCCCGACATCGAACCGGGCAAGATAGCGCCGAGTCAGGAACCATCGTCCCGTCTGGGCGTGCTGGACCCACTGCCACCAGATCTCGTCGGGCGATTTAAGCGCGTCGGCGAGCAACAGCAGGCTCCGTTCACGATCTCGTTTGGTGACCTTGAGGTCCCCCCGGGGCTGGCGGAACATGTCGGCGCCGATCACCAGCGGGTCGCCCACAGCATCCAAGTACAGCGCCGGCCGGTCGATCGTCGCGCCGAACTCGGCCAGGAAGCGCTCGACATAGCCGGTCTCGGTCAGCGCCCCCGCCTCGCGCGCTCCGGGCAGCAGGCGGCCGGGGTCGGCAACGCGCGGCGGTGGCATGGTGGTGGTGGCCGGCGGATTGATCGCCGGCACGGTGAGCGGCCCCGAGCTGGGCGGCGGCACCAGGCTGCGCATGTGCTCACGCCCGACATTGTACCCGAAGCCCGGATCAATCCCCTCGGGGACGTGGATGACTTCGCCGGTGCGCGGATTGTACCACGGGCGGGTATCGATCGTCGGCGCACGGGCCGCCGGCTTGAATCCGTAGCGGTCGAGGTCGCGGTCGGACAATTGGCGGACCATGCAGCGGCAGCGCCAACCGTTGGGAGGATAGTGGGTGTCCCACCAGCGATCGTCCCAGCGGAGCACCGTGCCCGACCAGGCGCGATGCAAAGGGCGGGTGCGGCCATCCATCACCGCGTCGTACATCAGCCAGGGGCGGCGGTCGGCCAGCCGCTCGATCTTCGCCCAGTCGCCGGCGGCGTGCGCCATCCGGATGTTGATGTCGTAGATGATCCGCAGCCGCCGCGGGCTGCCCAACTGCACCTTGCGCACCTCGCCGGTCTGGGGGTCGGCCATCGCCTTGCGGCCCCACCACCCCTTGTCCTCCAGGGTCGGGCGCAGGCCCCGCGCGAAATCCTCGTAGGTCCGACCTTCGGCCAGCGCCTTGTCCAGCGCCTCGCGGATGTCGGCCAGGATGTCCAGGCGCATGGCCTTGGCCACCGTGAACGCCCGCGCATGCTCCTGTTGCCAGACATCCTGCCAAGCGAAGCCCGTCTTGTAGCCCTTGGACCGCAGGTAGCGCAGCGCCTCCTCGGGCGCTACGGGGCGCAGCTCGACCGCCGCCCCCCGCGCCGGCGGCGGTGCCGGATCAGCCAACGTCGGCCTCCACCTCACCCGCCGCCCGCGCCGCGAAGCAGGCGCGTGCCAGGGCCTCGGTCAGCGCGGCGACGTCCATCTCGCCCAGCAGCTCGGGCAGGCGACGGGTGAACTCCTCCGCCGAGGTGCAGTCGGCGGCGAGACGCTCGATCGGGTCGATCGCCCCCTGCATCAGCGGCTCCCAGTCTGCAAGCGCCTCGACGACCAGCGCGTCGAGCGCATCGGGCGCGGCGGCGGGGTCGGCTGCGGGCGGCTGCTGGGCGGCGGTGGCCAAGGTGCCGGGGTCGGGGGCGCCGGGGTCGGCCGGCGGCGCGGTGGGCGTCGTGCTGGGCCGCAGCAGCTTGACCGGCTTGCCACCGGCCGTCGTCTCGGGCGGGTCGGGCAGGCCCAGCCGGTCGCGCACCACCGACTGCTCCACCTCGCCCCCCAGGTTGACGTACCGCTCGACGGTACGCATGAACAACTCGGTGTCGACCGCGTCGGGCCGGGCGATCCTGAGGCGCGGGTAGCGCGCCATGGGCCCCAAATTGAGGTCCACCACCGGGCGCACCAGGTCGCGGACCAGGGTGGTGGCAAGCTGGCTGGCGTCGTCGCGCTCGATGTCGTCCTTGACGTGCTCATGGGCATCGGCGGTGCCGACGTGCTGGCCCACGTCGGTGGTGCCGGTCTGGCCCAGCACCAGCTTGCTGACTTGGCGGTCACACCAGTCCGCGAAACTCTGTTGCAGGGTGGTATCCCCGGTGAGCTTCGACTCGAGCCACTCGATGGCCATCCCCTCGGGGATGATCGCCGCGCTGTCTTTCCACATCGACTGCACGGCTCGCAGCAGCGTGCGCTTGTCCTCCTCGCTGGCGCCGGGGCGATACTTGCCCAATCGGCTGGGCTGCCCATACCCCTCGCACAGCTCGATCCACGCCTTAATGTCCAAACTCTTGAACAGGATCAGCCAGCAGGCGGGCCGCACCAGCCCGCCCCGCACCGGAAGGCCGGACTTCGTCCTATGAATATGGGCGACGTAGCCGTAGGGCTTGAGCGGCGCGGCCGGGCCGATACCCTCGGGTCCGCCGCGCAGCATCAGGGTGCGCCCGTCGGCGCGCGAAAACTCGAACCACGCCGGGTCGCGCCACTCGATCCGCGCCGGCTCCCAGCGCGTGCCGGTGCGCCAGATGATCTCGCCCACCGACCACCCCTTGGACACGGCGTCCAGCATGTCGAACAGGTAGGCCTGGATCACCCCCGACTCGACCAGCGTCTCGCGCACCAGGTCGGCGGCGCGCTGGTCGGCCGTCTCGTCGCTGGCCGCCTCGACGCTGATCGGGAGCTGGCTCACCTGCAGCCGGCGGGTGGAGAGCACCGCGCGATAATGCAGGTCGCGCTCCTCGATGTCCTCGGCCACCTCGCACTGGGCCACCGCGTCGCCCTGTTCGGCCGCCCGCAGCACCGCGCCCAGGCGGCGGGGTGTCATCCCCTGCCACGGGTGGTCCGAGACGATCTGGCGCACGCCGGCCAGGGTCGGGCCGCTCTCCTCCGCTCGCAGGCGGGCAAGGTCGATCGGCTGGCCGTATTGGTCGAGCAGGGGCATGGCTACCAGGCTCCGGGGGCGAAGCCGCCCAGGTCGTCGTCGTCGAGATCGGGGCGATCCCGGCGGTCGGCGGTCGGGGCGGCGGAGGTGTAGGCGTAGGGGGCGGCGGGCGTCGCCGCCGCCTGGATGGCCAGCGCCAACGCCCAGAAGCGGTCGGCGTGGCCGTCGGGGGTGCGCTCGGCGGTGAAGCGGACGGCGCCGGTGGCGGTGGTTTGCTTGGCGACCTGGCGCAGGTCGGCGCGCGTCGCCGGGTCGAGGGGGATGCGCAGCGTGCGATCCTCCATCCGCGAGCGCACCGGGTAGGCCAGGGCCTCCTTGACGCGCGGCGTGAAGGTCACCGCCTCGACTTTGTGGGCGCCGTACTTGTCCTGGGCGTCGTCGGCCCAGCCGATGCCCAGGCCGGTCGCGTCCAGGCACACCCGGTCGCAGCGCTCGATCCAGGGCCAGATCACCGCCTCCTGATCGGACTTGCGCATGCCGGCCAGCGCCTCGACGTGGCGGGTGTAGAGCACGTCGCCCAGCGCCTCGATCACCCACAGCACGGTGAGGTCGCGCTTGCGCCCGATGTCGACGCCGGCATACAGGCGGCCGGGCCCGATCGTGGTCCAATCGGCGCCGGCCGCATATTCGACGCCCGCGATCAGGTCGTATTCCAGGAAGGCCGAATCGTCGTCGGCCGGGTTGCACATGTATTCCTGCTGGAAGCTCTCCTCGTCGGCGCAGCCACGCCGGACGAAGTCGAAGTAGGCCGCCTCGTCCATGTCCTGGCATGGGTCGTCGGGCGGAAGCATCTGTTGCAGCTTGAACAGAAACCCCTGGTCGAGGGCGTCCTGAAGCGTCACCCGATGCAGGCTGATCCCCTTGGGGTTACCGCCCTCCCGCACCTCGCGGATCAACTGGTTGAAGTAATTGTGGCTGCCCCGGTGGGTGCTGATCACTTCCAGGCTGCCGCCCCACGTGATGCCGGGGTAGGCGATCGCCCACAGCTTGCGCGGATCAGGGTGCAACGCGAACTCGTCCAGGATGCGCCCGCCGCGCTTGCCCGCCTGGGCGTCGGGGTTGCTCGACATCGAGTTGATGCGCCGGCCGTTGGCGAACTGCATGGCGTGGGCCGAAACCCGCTCCTTGGGGTCAACCACGATCTCGCCCAGGTCGGTCGCGGCGACCTGCATGATCCCCGTCCACAACTTGCAATCTTCTAGGAACAGGCGGGCCTGCATCTCGTCGCGCGAGCTGACCCACTGGTCGTGGCGCTGGCCGGCGGTGGCGGTACGTTCGACGGCGGCGTAGGCGGTGGACCAGGACAGACCGATCTGACGGCCCTTTTCCATGGCCTTCAAACGGCTTTGATCCTTGATCCAGCGCGCTTGGTAAGGGAGGAAGATCGCCGCCGGATCGGCCGGGATCACCCGGGCGGCGCCACGCGCGGCCGACATCAGACGATCCCCAGCGCCGCGCGGATCTCCTGCACCGCCGCTTCGGTGACGCCGCCCCTGCGAGCGGCGGTCTCCACCGCCCGTGCCGCCTCGGCCTTGGCCTTGCGCTCGGCCTGCTCGCGCAGTTTGAGGACCAGGGCGGCGTCGTTGTTGCGGGCGCTGGACAGGTCCTTCAGCGCCTTGGCCAGTAGCATCGCCGACTCGGGATCAAGGGTGACCGGCCCCGGTGCCTCGCCGTCGCCGTCGCCGTCGCTCTCGGCCCCCATGAACAGGTCGAGGATGGCGGAGTGCATCAGCTCGATGTTGAGGCGCGCGGTGCGGTCCTCGGGCGCGTCGCCCAGCTTGCGCACCAGCGCCTCGGCCACGGCGCGCGATCGGCTCATCCGATCGGCCAGACGGTCGAGCCCCTGGATGTGGCGGTGCAGCCCCGAGCGCGAGGGCAGCGCGCCCGCGTCGACGGCGGGCGGGTCGGTCAGTTCGGCGGGCAGGGCGCCGGGCAGCACCGGCCGGCGTCCGTCGGCCAGATCCCGCAGGGCGCCGGCGATCTGGTCGAGGGTCCATCCGTGGCCGTGCAGCTCAGCGATCAGCTCGCGGATCTGGCGCGGCAGCCTGTCGGCCTTGCTGGGACGGCGGGCCATCACCGCTCCCAGCGCGATCGCTCGACGCCGCCAACCTCGATCCGGCCATGGGCGGCGTCCTCGCCCCGCTCGGTGATCGACACCACGCGCAGGCTGTCGTTAAGCCAGTCATCCCGCGTGCAGGCGCGCGTCTTGAGGTAGTCAAGGTCCTTGCGCAGATCGTCGCGAGGAGTGGCACTGAATCCACCACGCATGAGCGCCTTGTAAATAACACTCTCGTTCGCCTCGCCACCCACCTCGATCAGAAGGCGCAGAATGAACAGGCGGCGCGAGGCGAAATAGTCGTCCTTGAAGTCGATCATTTTCCGCCCCGCATGTGATGATCCACGAGCAAATTGAGCGGGCGCTCGACGCGCTCGAGCACCTCGCGCAGGCCGTCGATCCGCTCGCCCAGCGCCTCGACCGAGCCCTCCACCTTGGTGATCCGCTCCTTCAGCTCGGCCACGTCGTCGTGGTCGGGAAGGTGATCGAGGCTGGACTGAAGGAGCGCGAATCGCGTCTCGCCCTCGGCGAGCCGGCGGTCGAGGGCGGAGTGGGCGTTGCCATGCCCCGTGACCCACGCCTCGAAATCAACCTGGGAAACCAGGGTATGCCGCGCCGCCCAGGCCAGCCCGCCACCGATCATCCCCACCAGGCCGGTCAGCAGCCCGCCGACCTTGAGCATCATGTCGAGGATCCAGTCCCAATCCATCAGCGCTCTCCCCCGGCCACGGCGCGCGCCACCTGTTGGCAGGCGGCGAGCTTGCCCTCCACCCGGGTCAGTCCGGAGCGGAGCGCGAAATAATCCGGTCGAGCGTCGGCAGCAAGCTCGGCTCGGGCTCCAGGATCCAAGCCGGGACCGGCGGCAGGCGCGGGCATACCGGCGGCGGGGCAGGCAGTGCGGACGTGCAGGCGGACAGCGCCAGAATCGACAGAGCCACGCAGACGGGCAATCTCGGCATCGGCCTTGCTCCTCTCCTCGGTGTGGGCCGCGTCGATCGCGGCGATCTGGTCAGCCAAATCCCGCTCGTGAACGCGGGCGGTCTGAACCTGCGCCGCGAGGGCCTGGGCGCTTGCCGCATGCTCGGTGCTGATCTGCGCCGAGCACTGGGCGTCCTGGTATCGCCAGACGGCGATGCCGGCGAGCGTGGCACCGGCCAGCGCGCCGGCGCCGACCGCCAGGGCGACGGATCCGGCCGCGCTCACAGCCGGGCCTCGATCATCTGGCGCCACCGGGCGATCGAGGCGACGTAGCCGGTGGTCTCGGCGGCGTGCCGCCCGGTGACCAAGGGCAGGCACGGCGCGATGGCCACCCAGGTCGCCGCGCCGTCGCAGGCCGCCTGGGCCTTGAGGATCGAGGCCTGCCCGGCGTTGTAGCTGGCCTGGGCCAGCCGCTGGCGATCGTCGGCCGGGCGCGGCGCCGACCAGATGCCGCGCAGCTTGCGCATGTAATAGGCGCCGGCATCGATGGCGATCTCGTGATGCGGGCTGACGCGGCCCAGGCGCATCTCGCGGGTGATCTGCGCCCAGGTACCGGGCATCATCTGGGCCAGACCGGCGGCGCCGACCGGCGACACGGCGGCGGGGTCGAGCCGGCTCTCCTGGTAAAGCTGCGCCTTCCAGGCACTGGGCACCGGATAGTCCGGCCACCAGGTGGCGACGGCACGGGCGATCTGCCGATCATAGCGGTCGGGGATCACCGGCCCGGCCTGGGCGCCGGTGCAGCCGACCAGCAGGCCGACCAGCAGCGCCAGGGCGACGATGCGCAGGCCATAGTAGACGGCCAGCGCCAGCGGCTCGCGGGCGATGGTCTCCAGGCTCTGATGAAAGGTGCGTTTGGCGCGCTGGTCGAGCCAGGAGGAGAGCGCGATCAGGCCGGCGGCGGCGGCCAGGGCGTAGGCCAGCTTGAGGGCGGCGGCGACGACCACGAAATTATCGAACATGGGGGGGCTCCCGGTGAGTCTGACCGGGAGAGTGCGCGCTTGCGCCGCCGACGGATGCCCGGAAGCGCTTCCGGGGGGGCGACAGTCAGTCGAACAGGTCGGGCTGGCGATCGTCCGTGTCGCCGTTGCACAGCCGGCGCACCCAGCGCGTGGTGAGCCCGTGCTGCCGGGCAACCTGCTGCTTGCTGGCGCCCTGGACCACCGCGGCGACGATAGCCCGATTGCGGCGCGAGCGCGAGAGGGCGTCGCCCTTGGGCACCTCGATCCGGCCGCCGCTGGTCGGCGTGCCCAGATACTCGCCCAGCCGCCGCGCCGCCTCAAGCCCGATCACCTGGGCGACGGGATGGTCGGGGCCGGGGGTGCGCGGGACGTAGATCTCGGTGCCGCCGTAGGCTTCGGCGAGGCGCAACGCGGCGCCCAGGCCGATGATCTCGGCCAGATCGGCCAGGACCGGCGGCAAGCCCTCCATCAGCGACCCCCGCAGGCCATTGGCCGGCACTGAACCGCCCAGGGGTACCGGGGATCAAGCGGTGCCGACCGGGGCGCGACCGTCAGAAGCGCGGCCACCAGGGCAAGCGCCAGGGCAAGGGCCAGGGCGGCGACGGCGTCGGTGGGCCGGATCATCGCGTCCCCCGCTTGCCCAGCTCACGGCCACGCCACGACTTCAGCGCCTCGATCACGGCCCGGGCCTGGTCGGGCGTCATCCACTCGGGGTCCTCGACCCCGGTCTGATGTTGCACGAACGCCCGCAGGCCCTCGCGGGTCGGGGTGCGGGGGATGGACAGGCGGCACATCTCACCCCAGATCGCGAAGACCTTGCGCACCTCGGCCTTGCCGCTGGGGGGGCGCCAGCGGCTACCCTCGGGGGCGGCGGGCTGGCCCGCCTTGGGCTTGGGCCGCCAGCCCAGGCGGGCGAACTCGGCCAGCACCGCGTCGAGCTGGCTGGGGGCAAGGCCGGCGGCGCTGTCGCGCCCGGTGACCCGGGCCAGCAGGGCGCGGTAGCAATCGTCGCTCAAGGCGAGATCCTTGCGGGCGATGTGGATCTTGGCAAGGCGTGGGTCACGGGGCATCGGTCAGCTCCTGATATCGGGCGTACAGAGCGTCCTCACGCCGCGCGGCCCGATCGACCTTGGCCTTGGCGCGGCGCTGGGCCGCGTCAGCATCGATCCGGCGGCGATCGGCGGCGTTGTACGCGCGGCTGAGGCGGTCCAGCGTGCGGGTGGAGGCAAGGGCGTGCAGCGCCGCACCGTGCGCCTGCCCGGCATCCAACCACGCATCGAACGCCTCACGCGCCGCGTCGAAGGCCTGTTGGTATGCGTCCCAGGCGAGCCGCCTGCGATCGCAAGCCGCCAGCCATTGCGCCCAGATCAGGGCGGCCTCGGGCCACGGTCCCAGATTGCGAACCAGGTGCAGCAGCTCGTCGCGGTCGAGGTCGTCGAGGGTGACGGGGCGGCGGTCAGCCATTGGATCCTCCCGGCTCGCGGTCGCGCAGCCCGTTGACGATCCCGACCAGATCAGGCCACGACAGGCCGGCGCCGATCGCCGCCTGAAGGATCGTCGCCACGTCGCGCCGGGGGTCGGGGGCGCGGGCCTCGCCGGCCAGCGCCTCGGCGGCGGCGCGCCGAAGCTCGGCCCCGGCCCGGGCGAGGTCGCGCCCGGCGGCGGTGTGGCCCAGGCGGTTGGCGTAGGCGCGCATCGCCACGTCCCACCCCACCAGCGCATCGAGGAGCCGCCGGGCCGCCATGGTCAGATCTCCGCCTCGGCCAGGATGTCGGTGGTGATCTGATCGATCTCGCGCCCGAAGGCTTCCAGCGTCTCGGCGTGCTGGTCGGCGGACGAGACGATGTACTGGTCCACGTCGCCGTAGCGCAGGCCGATGGCACGCAAAGATTTGATCGCGTTGTCGATGTTGCGGCGACTTTGCGCCGCCATCCGGCGCGGGGTGGGGGTGGTGGACATCAGATCCTCCGGACTCTGAAGGGCGGCAGGCCGACCGCCTGACGCAGTTGGTTGGTGTGGGCCAGCAGGCCCTTGGCGGTGCAGCCGCCCAGCCCGTTGACGATCCAGGTCCCCGCCGGCTCCCGCTCGACGCTGTGCCCCTGGCCGCGCAGCCAATCCACCACCGTGTCGAGATCGGCCGGGGCGGCGGTGTCGGGGGCCGGCGGGGGCACCAGGCAATCTTCGGGCAGCGGCGCCCGAGCCGGGGCCGGAATCGGCTCCGGCTCGGCGGAGCCGGGCGCGACGAAACGGACCTGGGAGCCAGCCCCGGCGCGGGCGACGCGGCCGGCCACCACCAGGGCGGACAGCCGCGCGGAGGCCGTCGACTTGCAGACCCCCATCCGCGCCGCCAGCGTCTGCGCGGTCACGGGTTCGGCCGCCGTCCACATCGGCTCGATCTCGTCCATCGTCTGGTCGAGGGCCTGAAGGCGGCGCTCGTAGGGGTCGGCCGCCACGTCAGGCGCCGCGACCGCCTCGCCCTCCTCGACCAACTCGTAGCGAGTGCCGGCGCCCTTGCCGACCCGCCGGACCAGCCCGGCCTGGACCAGGTCGCGCAGGCGGGCGCTCCCGGTGACTTGCGACACGCCCAGCGCCCGGGCCAGACCGGCGCCGGTGATCCGCTCGCCCCGGGCGACCATGTCGCGCACCACGGCGCCGGACACCACCGCAACCGGATCGGGAGTGGGTTCGGGGGCGGTGGCCGGATCGGCGGGGCGGTGGTGGTCGCACCGCCCGCCGGGTCCGGCGTTGAGGCACCGGGTGACGGCACCGCACGTATCGCACGGCCCGACCTCGGCCAGGGTCCGGTGCGTGACGAAGGCCCAGGACTCGCCCGGCGGCACGTCGCGCGCAGCCCCCGGAGCAAGATCCCCTGGCCCAGCCGCCGCCAGGGTAGCCCGGTCGAAGGTGCTGGCGGCGTCCGCCCGCGCGACGTAGAGCGGCCCAAGGATGTAGCTCTCCGCGCGGGTGGCAAGGTCGACCAGTCGATCGGGTGCGACGCGCGGCGCCAGCAGCTCGACCAGACGCAGGCGCAACGCGACGCCGGTGGGGGTGGGATCAGGCATCGGGCCAGCCCTCCCCGTCGAGGGCGCGGCGCTGATATCCGATGGCATATCGACTTTCGATGAGCCTGTACGCCTCTGTTACGGTCGCCATCGCTTCGGCGCGGCAGCATTTATTGCAAAACTTAAAGGTGCCGAACTCTCCTTCGAATACCTGGGAAAGCACCCGGTAGCGCTCCCCTTTGGCGATCGGCCCGTAGCAAATGTGGCAATGCTCGTGGGGCTTTGCCGCCGTAACGATCCTGTCTGCCAGGGTCTTTGCTTCGGCTTCGTCGCCGTAGAACGGATCTGACAGAAGCGCGTGGGTGATATCGACGGTGCGGCTTGTGACGAGGTCAGCCATCGGCGCGGCCCTCCCGCTCGGTGAGTTTGGCTTCGACCAGATCGATCAGATCGCCAAGGGTGGAGATGTCCTGCATCTCGGCGTCGCCGATCTCGATGGCGAAGGTATCTTCGGCTTCAGAGATCAGGGTGAGCACGTCGAGCGAGTCCATCAGCAGGTCGACGCCAAACCGCGCATCGCGCGACAGGGCCACGTCGTCGCCGGCCCACGGGGTGAGCATCGTGGCGATCATGGCGGCGGTGGTGGGGGTGACCGTGTACATCACGCGCCCTCCCCGCCGAGGATCTCGACGCCGTAGGACCGCTCACGGTCGCCCTGGCGGAGCCATCTGACCCAGCGGATCAGGGCGTCGACGCCCTGCCGCTGGTTGTCCGCCTCGGGCACACCGGGCACCAGGTAGGTCTTGCCGTCGTAGGCGTGCCGCGCGGTTGCCTCGATCAACCGGCGCAGGGCCGGGGTGGCGCCCCGCGCGAAGACGATGGCACCGTCGGGCTTGCTCGGGCCGACCTCGATAACGCCCGAGGCGTAGCAATAGGCGATGGCGGTTTCTCCAGCGGGCTCCATGCGATCCCAGGCCCGGATGACCTCGTCGGCGTAGGTGTTTCCCTCGCCGAGGGGCTTGCGCTTTCTCACAGCCATGGCCCCCCCCTTACTCGGCCGCCTGGGCGGCGGAGCCGCCATCGTTGTGCCCGATAGCGGGCTGGATGCCGGACAGGCGCTCGACCAGCTCGGCGACGATGGCGCGGCCGTGGGCGACGTCGCCGGTGGCCAGGGCCGCCGAGGCGGCGACCAAGTCGGCCAGCAGGCAGCGGCGCTCGCCCTCGGCCTCCTCGACCTGGCGGCGCAAGGACCGGCGGGCGAACGCCTCCGGGGTCGGGTGGGCGGCGGCGATGTCCAGCGCGATCAACTCCCGCTTGCCGGCCCGACCGGCGCGGTAGAAGCGGATGTAGCTGGTGGTGCCGATCACGCGCTCGGCGTCGTCGATGGCCCGGCAGATGTCGGGCCAGCGGGGGTCGGGCACCTCCAGGCGGCGGATGGCGCGCAGCAGGTCGGGATCGACCTTGCCTTCCTTGTCCACCCGGAACGCCAGGTTCACCAGGGGCGTCAGCACCGGGCCGGCGCCGCCGGCATTCTCGCGGATCACCTCGTCGAGAAGCTGCTTGGCCGCCTGCAGCTCGGGGCCGTAGATCACCCGGTCGTTGAGGGCGATCTTCACCTGCCGCTGGCCGTCCGCGCTGGTGTAGGTCCGGTTGCCCCTGAACTCGGGGTCGCGGGTGACCCCGTATTCCTGGGCCAGGAGCGCGTCGAACTGCGCCAGGTCGGCCCGGCTGTGGCCGTTGAAGCGGGCGATCTCGGCCGACAGGTCGAGGGCGTAGTCGGTGAGCTGGTAGACCAGCTCGTGCTGCAGCAGATCCTGCGCCTTCATGTTGGCGATCGGTACCAGGCTTCCCTTGGGGCCGGGCAGATACTGGACGCCGCCGACGTTGGTGGCGCCGGGGATGGGTTTGGTGGAAGCGGCTTCGTTCATGGTGAGGGCCTTTCAAAAGGGGGTTGATGGCGTCAGGGCTGAGGCGGGACGAAGGCGGTGAAGCTGATCAGGGCCGGCGTCAGGTCGTCGGCCGGGCGTGGGGTGGCGTCGAGCAGGCCGGCGCCCAGATGGGCGAGCAGGGCCAGGGCGGCGGCGGCCACCAGATCGACGATCAGGAGGCGCAT